CCAGCGCGCTCGACGACACGCTGGATCAGATAAGCAAAGAGGTCGAAGTGGCGCTTGCGAACGGGGTCACCCTCAGCGGGCGCCGCCTCGACTTCACCTATACCGGCATGAGTTTCGACGACGAGCAAAGCGACAAGCCCGTCGGCATCAAGCGCATGAGTTTCACCGTCCCATTCACGGCCGCCGCGAATGCGCCGGATGTCCTGAACTAGCACTGGCAGTACCCCGCCCCAACGCTGCGAAGCGCCGGGCGGGCCTCAAATCAACAGCGCCGTGAGGCGTCTTGAAAGGAGCAAGCATCATGGCAACCACCAAATGGAGCAATGTCGCCATCGCCATGCAGTCGGCGCTGGCCGCGGCCAAGACCATCACGGCCATCACCAAGGCCACGCCCGGCGTCGTCAGTTCGACGGCACACGGCTACAGCAACGGCGATTACGTGCGCATCACCGCCCAAGGCATGTGGCAGCTCAATGCCCGCGTCTTCCGCGTGTGCAGCGTCGCCACCGACAGTTTCGGCCTGGAGGACGTATCCAGCGGCGTCGGCATATCCACCGCGAGCTTCGACACCTTCACTAGCGGCAGCGCCGAAAAAATCACCTTCGGCAACTCGATCACCACGGCCACCAGCATGAACGTGTCCGGCGGCAACTTCGCCATGATCGACACCACGACCATCCACGGCAACCAGAAGAGCCAGATTCCCGGCCTGCCCGATCCGCTGTCGGCCACCTTCGAAAACCTGTGGGACCCGACCGACGCCGGCCAGGCCGCCATGAAGGCCGCCAGCGACGCGCAAGGCGAGCGCGCCTTCAAGTTCACCTTCGGCACCGGCGGCAAGATCATGGTGTTTTGCGGCTATGTCGGCTTTGCCGGCGCCCCGCAAGGGCAGGCGCAGGACAAGGTGACCACCTCGGCGGTCATCACCTGCCAGGGCACGCCGACCTACTACAGCGCCTGATCATGAGCGTGCTGGTCGACAAGATGCGCAAGGCGCGCGAAACAAGCGTCGAGGCCGGCGGCTTCACGTTCACCGTGCGCCGGCCGACCGCGCTGGAAATGATCGAGATACAGACCCAGCCGCGCGGTCGAGCCATCCTGCCATTTGTCATCGACTGGCACGGCGTCAAGGAATCCGACGTGCTGGCCTCCGGCGACGGTCATCCGCTGGAATTCGACGCCGATGTCTGCGCCGAATGGCTGACCGATCGCATCGACCTGTTGGCGGTACTCGCCGAAGCCGTCTTCGCCAGCTTCAAGGATCACGGCGAGCGGCTGGAGGACGCCAAAAAAAACTGACGGCCTGGCTTGAAGGGGCGCAATCCCCCATCGAGCCAGGCCCATGCCCCGCGCAGTCCGCCCTGGCGGTGCGGGCGTGGAACGTGATGGGCGGCCTCGACTGGGCGGCACTGCCGGTGGTGGTCGAAATGCTGGGCGTGAACGACATCGAAGGACTGATCACTGACTTGACTGTGATCAGGGACTTCCAGAACCGGAGCACCGACTGATGGCCGCCGACAACAAGACGCAGATCGTCATTTCCGCCAAGGATGAAACGGCGGGAGCGTTCGCGTCGGCCAAGGCCGGTCTTGAGAAGTTCGGGCAAGCCTATGCGCAGCTCGGCGCGATCAGCGGCGGCGCCGTGGTGGCGGGTTTGGTGGCGTCGGTCAAGTCGGCCATCGATCTTGGCGACGAAATGAACGACCTGTCACAGAGGGTCGGCATCAGCGTCCAGAACCTGGCAACCTGGACGCTGGCCGCCAATCAGTCCGGCACCAGCATCGAATCGGTGGCCAAGGGCGTCAAGGGACTGTCGAAGTTCATGACGGAAAACGGCGCGGCGCTGAAGAAAGCCGGCGTCGACGCCAGCGACGCCAATGGCGCGCTGATCCAGCTCGCCGACCTGTTCGCCGCCATGCCTGATGGCGTCGAGAAGACCGCGCTCGCCGTCAAGCTGTTCGGCAAGGCGGGCATGGACATGATTCCCATGCTCAACCAGGGCAGCGCCGGCTTGAAGGAAGCGGCCGAGAGGTCCGCTGAATACGGCCGCAAGATGGCGCTGCTGGCGCCGCTGGCTGACAAGTTCAACGACCAGATGGCCGAACTCGCCTTGCAGTCGAAAGAGGCCGGCATGTCGATTACCACGTTGCTGCTGCCCGGCTTGATCGGCATGGCGACCTGGCTGAACGACCTCAAGGCGGGTGGCGAGCGTGCCGAGACGGCGCTGGAATTCCTCTCCGACAAGAGCCCGCTGGCGCGCGGCCTGATCGCCTGGAACAAGTTTATCAACGGCGGCCCATCGCGCAGCCAGGGCTATGCTGGCCCGAAGAATGCGCAAGGGCTGCCGGCCGGACAAGCCGAGCGCGAGCAGGCGGACCTGGCCGCATTCGACGCCGCCACTATCGAGTACGTGAAGGGCTACGAGGCGCGCAAAAAAGCCAAGGAACTGCTCGGCAAGGATGCCAACGACAAGGAATCCGCCTACCTCGCTGCCTTGAGCCAGCAACTCTTGATCGCCAGCGGCGACACCAGTGAATACAGCAAGCAGCTCGCGGCCATCAGCAGCGGACCGGCCAAGGATTTCTCGCAGGCGACCAAGGATGCCGCCCTGGCGCTGGCGCGCAAGATCGACAAGCTGAAAGAAGCGACGAAGGCCAATGAAGACCATGCGCGGGTGCTGGAGAAGGTATCGCACATTGAAGATGCCGCGAACAAGGCCGTCAGCGACTTCGGCTTCAAGCAGGACCAGAACGTCGCCGGAATCGACAGCCGCACCGCCGCGCTGGGCAAGACACCCTTCGAAGTCAAGCAGGCCGAAGCCGCGCGCGCCATCGAGAAGGACTACGAAGAAGCGGTCAAGAAGGTCAACGAGGAACTGGGCAAGATCGGCGACATCGAGGGCATCAGCGCCAAGACCTACGAACTGTCGCAGGCGCGCGACAAAGCCCACGTCGCCACCGCCAAAGCGCTGGATGAAGAAAAGGCCAAGCAGGACGCGCTGAATGCGTCGTGGGAGTACGGCGCCGACACCGCGCTGCGCAAGTATAGCGAGGAAATCGCCACCGTCGCCGCCACCGTCGAAGGCGCCATGACCCGCGCCTTCAAGGGCATGGAAGACGCGCTGGTGAACTTCGTCAAGACCGGCAAGCTCGACTTCAAGAGCCTGGCCGATTCGATCGTTACCGACCTGATCCGAATCGAAGTGCAGCGCTCGATCATGAAGCCACTGACATCATCCATCGATGCCGCCGGCGGCCTGTCCGGCCTCGTCAAATCCTTCTTCGGCGGCGGCAAGGCCGGTGGCGGCGCGATCGACGCCAGCAAGTGGTACGTGGTCGGCGAGAACGGCCCCGAGCTGTTCGCGCCGGGGCAATCCGGCACCGTGATCCCGAACGGCGCGGTGGTCGGTGGCAGCGGCGGCGGCAGCGTGGTGATCCACCAGACCGTCAACGTCGATTCGCGCAGCGATCAGGCCTCGATCATGCAGGCCATGGTCGCGGCCAAGAATGCCGCCGTGCAGGCCGTATTCAATGCGCAGCGCCGGGGCGCGACGATATGACGACGCTGACCTGGCCCACGCTCACCCGCGCCGCCCCGCGCGTGCTCGACTGGTCGCTGGTGCCCAACACGCAGAGCTTTTCCAGCCCGCTGTCGGGCGCGGTGCAAACCGTCGAAATGCCCGGCGCGCGCTGGAAGGCCTCCTTCATGATGGAGAACCTCACCGAGGTCGACGCGGCGCTGCTGCAGGCCTTCCTGGTCAAGCTGCGCGGCAGGGCGGGGCGGTTCTATCTCCACAACTTCGCGCGGACGGCGCCGCGCGGCACGCTCTCCGGCACACCTCTGGTGATGGGCGCCGCGCAGACCGGCAACACGCTGGTTATCGATGGCTGCACCGTCGGCGCCACGCTGCTGGCCGGCGATTACTTCGCCGTGAATGGCGAGCTGAAGATGGTGGTGACCGATGCCACGGCCAACGGCAGCGGGCAGATGACGCTGACTTTTGAGCCGCCGCTGCGCGCCTCGCCCGCCGACAACGCTGCGGTGACGCTCGACCGCCCGACAACCACCTTCATGCTGGCCGCCGACGAGTTGAAGTGGAACACGCAGCCCGGCAAGTTTTCCAGCTTCCCGATCGACTGCATCGAGGCGTGGTCGTGAGTCGCACCGTCACCACCGCCGTCGACAACGCGCTGGCCGCTGGTCATGTACCGGCCATCGTGCTTGTCGAAATGGATTTCCCGTCGCAATTCCTGCGCGTGAACAATTCCGGCGTGAATTTCTCATGGAACGGCTACGACTGGCTCGGCGTCGGCCGCCTGGGCAGCATCGACCCGATCAACGAGGGCGCCGACCTGCAGGCGCGCGGGCTGGCCTTCCGCATCAGCGGCATCGACCCCGCCGCGATCTCGCTGGCGCTGGGCACGCAGTACCAGGGCCGCGCCTGCAAGGTGTGGCTGGCGCCGCTCACCTCCGCGCACGCCATCATCGCCGACCCGGTGCTGATCTTCTGGGGCCGGCTCGACACCATGGACATTGCGCTGGGCGAAACCGCCACCATCACCGTGTCCGCCGAATCGCGCCTGGCCGACTGGGACCGCCCTCGCGTGCGCCGCTACAACCACGAAGACCAGCAGATCGATTACCCCGGCGACATGGGTTTCGAGTTTGTGCCGCAGATGGTCGAAAAGCAGATTACGTGGGGGATGGGCTGATGCGTCGCCATGACTGGCCCGAGCGCCTGACCGCCGTGATCGAGGCCGCCCGGCAGCAGCCCTATGTGTTGGGCCAGCACGACTGCCTGCGTGTCGCCTGCGCGGCGGTCGAGGCGCTGACCGATGTGGATTACTGGACGCGCTTCAAAGGCTACAAGACCAAGCGCCAGGCGCTGGCGCGTATTGCCAAGATCGCGCCCTCGCTCGGCGAGGCCGTGACCGCCACGCTCGCCGTGTCGCCAGCGCCGACTTTTTCGGCGATGCGCGGTGATCTGCTGCTGTTTCGGGACGACCAGGGCGAAGACCATCTCGGCGTCTGCGTCGGCCGTCAGGTGGTGCTCACCGCGCCGGAAGGCACGCTGCTGATGGCACTCGACCATCCGGGCCTGCTGTGCTCGTGGAGGATTGGGTAATGCCGTCCTCAGTCGTTGCCGCCCTCGTTGCGGATGTGGTGGCCACCGAGGTCGCGTCTGCGGTTGCTTTTGGCGCGCTCGATGCCGGATTGTTCTTCGGCTCGGAGTTGGTCGTGGGCAATGCCGTCGGATGGGCCGCTGGCGCGATTGCCAGTCAAGCGACCAGCAGCCTGATCGGGGCGGCTTTGTCCGGCGGAGGAGAGGCTACACCAACGTCTCCATCCTTCACCTCCCAAGCCACGCAGCGCACCCACGTCATCCGCTCGGCCGTCGCCAACCGCCAGATCATCTACGGTCGCGCCATGGTCTCCGGGCCGCTGGTGTTCGCCGCGTCGAGCGCCGACAACAGCACCCTGCACTTGGTGATCGGAATCGCCGGGCATGAGATCGACGCCGTCGAGGCGGTCTACTTCAACGACGAGCTATCGACCGCCGCCAAGTTCAGCGGGTTCGCCACCGTCACCGCGCACCTGGGCGCCACCGACCAGGTGGCCGATGCCGATCTCGTCGCCGCCGGCCTCGGCTGGACCAGCGCCCACCGCCTGCAGGGCGTCGCTTACCTCTACATCAAGCTGACCTGGAGCGGCGACGTATTCCCGCGCGGCATCCCCAACATCAAGGCCGTGGTGCGTGGCAAAAAGCTCTACGACCCGCGCACCGGCCTCACCGTCTGGTCGCAGAATCTCGCGCTGGCCGTGCGCGATTACCTCGCCGGCAGCTACGGCCTGGCCAGCACCTCAGCCGAGATCGACGATACCGCCCTGACCGCCGCCGCCAACATCTGCGACGAAGCCGTGGCGCTGGCCGCCGGCGGCACCGAGGCGCGCTACACGGTCAACGGCGTGCTCGACACCGGCAGCACGCCGCGCGCCTGCATGGAATCGCTCCTGTCCGGCTGCGGCGGCGCCCTGACCTGGCCCGCCGGCCTGTGGACGCTGCACGTCGGCGCCTACGAATCGCCCACCGTCACGCTCGACGAAGACGACCTTGCCGGGCAAGTGCAAGTGCGCGCCCGCGTGCCCCGGCAAGACCTCTACAACGCCATCAAGGGCACCTACGTCGACCCGGACAAATACTGGCAGCCGGGCGACTTCACGCCCGTCACCAACGCCACCTACGCCACGCAGGACGGCGCCACGATCTTCCGCGACATCGCCCTGCCGGTCACCACCAGCCCGGCCACCGCGCAGCGTCTGGCGAAGATGATGGTCGAGAAATCGCGCCAGGGCATCACCGTGCAGGCACCGATGAAACTCTCCGCCTTCAAGCTCGCCACCTGGGACAACGTGATGCTGTCGCTGGCGCAAATGGGCTGGAGCAGCAAGGTGTTCAAGGTCACCGGCTGGCAGTTCAACGAAGCCGGCAGCGTGAACCTGACGCTGCAGGAAGAAGCCGCCGCCTGCTACACCTGGAGCGCCGAAGAAACCACCGTCGACCCCGCCTCTGACACCAACCTGCCCGACCCCTACACCGTCGCCGCGCCAGGCACGCCGGACGTTACCGAAACCCTGTTCGAGACCACTGGCAGCGCCGGCGTCAAGGCGCGCGCCACGATGTCCTGGGCGGCCGTCACCGATGCCTTCCACCTCGACTACCTGCCCGAGTACCGCGTTGCGGCCGGCACGTGGGTAGTGCTGCCCGCCACCGCCGGCACCTCAATCGACATCAACGACATCGCGCCGGGCGATTACGAATTCCGCCTGCGCCAGCGCAACGCCCTGGGCGTGCGCTCGGGCTACAGCGGTACGCGGGCCAAGGAGATCCTCGGCCTCACCGCCGTGCCGGGCAATGTCAGCGGCTTCGCGGTGATCAAGTCGGGCGGCTTCGCGCTGGCGAGCTGGGTGCTGACTACCGATCTCGATGTTCGCATTGGCGGCCGCATCGTCATCCGGCACGCCCCGGCCACCACCGGCGCCGCATGGGAAAACGGCATCATCATCGAAGAATTCAACGGTGACGCGGTCACCGGCAGCGTGCCGCTGATGACCGGCACCTACATGGCCAAGGCGCTCGACTCGTCGGGCAACTACAGCACCACGGCGGCCAGCTTCGTCGCCACCGAAGGCATGGTCACCGGCTGGACCACGGTCGCCACCAGCACGCAGCAGGCGGCCTTCACCGGCGCCAAGACCAACACGGCAGTGGTCGGCGGCGCGCTGCAGCTTGACAGCGCCAGCACCATCGACAGCATGGCCACCCCCATCGACGACTGGACCTTTATCGACGCGCTGGGCGGCATCAGCGGCACCGGCAGCTATGCCTTCAGCGCCACGGTGGATCTGGCCACCGTCGCCACGCGTCGCTTCGAGGCCGACATCGCTGCCACCAGTTTCGACGCCGCCGACCTGATCGACAGCAAGACCGATCCGATTGACGAATGGGGCCCGATCGACGGCGACGCGATCA